CGACCTGCGGGAATATATCGAAGAAGGCTTCGACACCGGTGACGCCTTTATCATAGCCGACGAAACGCTGGACTTTATCGACCTGAAATATGGTAAAGGTGTGCCCGTGTCAGCCGTGGAAAATAAACAAATGATGGTTTATGCGCTGGGTGCCCTGCACGAATTCGAACTGATGTTCGACATTAAAAAAGTGCGCATGACCATTTACCAGCCCCGGATCGACAATATCAGCGAATGGGAAATCAGCGTGGAAGACCTGAAGGCCTGGGCCGCGGCGGATCTGGTGCCCAAAGCCAAACTGGCCTATGCCGGTGAAGGTGAATTCGCACCCGGTTCGCATTGCCTGTTTTGCAGGGCGAAGGCTGTATGCAAGGCAAACGCCGACGCACAACTGGAAATCCTGAAGTACGAATTCCGGGAAACCGTTCTGCTGAATGACGACGAAGTGGCTGATATTCTTACCAAAGCGGACACGATTGAAAAATGGCTGAAAGCCGTGGAAGCACACGCCCTGACCGAAGCCGTGAACAACGGCAAACAGTGGCCCGGCTTCAAGCTGGTGGAAGGCCGCAGCGTTCGGGTGATCACAGACGAAGACGATGTGGAAGACATACTGGTCACAAATGGATTTGACGCTGACAGAATTAAAAAACCCGCTGAACTTTTAGGGATCACAGCGCTGGAAAAGGATTCGAACCTGTAAAACCGGGCCCCTGCGGTTCGTAAAAGCTGCATGGACCCGTGCGTTTAACCAATTACGCCACTCCCCGTTTTCCGCCGCATCGGTCGACCAGGTACCCATACCTACTTACTTTTGCAGCGGATTTGTGATCTCATATTATACTGGTCGACCGCCCACCCAGTGTTCGTTTAGCCAGCGATTGCCTGTTCGTGTTCATCCAGATTCATACGCGCCTGCTGCAGATAGGCTTCATGCTCGTATGATAGTTTGGCGTCCAGGATATCAGCCCGGCGGATTTCGTCTTTCCGGGGCTTTGTGGCTTTCAGGCCTTCTTTCTCCTTTGGCTTTTTGTAAAGCCCGATAAGCATCAGGCCAGCGCCCAGGATAAGGAAAAACATAATCAGGTCAATGGGTTTCAGTTGTTGAAGTAGGTGTGTCATATAGCAGTTTTAAGGTGATAAAGTTCATTTCGTAACCAGGCCCGTTCTTCGACGGTCTTCGCTTCGGACAGTCGGCGGGTGTAGTGGTCCAGTTGGTGTTCCCGGAAGTCGATTATCTTAATTTCTATCCGGTTGCCCACTTTACTGGCGGTCATGGTCAAAGGCAGGATGCGGTTCAGATATTCGACGTGTTCTTCGATCTTCAAACTGAAGTAATCCTGCACCAGCCCTGTGGTGAACGTGCCGTCCAGCGTGACTGTCCGTTCAGGCCCGAAACAGTACCCGGCGGCGTTCAGTTCAGCCAGTACGGTTTCATATATGGCGTGTTTTGCTTGCATGGTGTTTTGTATTAAAAATCAGTTTTGCGGTTGTTCTGCGATCCCGCTTTGCGGTGGCCGGCTTTGCGGGCCGGTCCACGGCTGCGGCGGTTGATAGCCCGGCAGCGATTAAGTTCGCCGCAATGGCTTCAGATAGCTTTTTTATATCCATTCGTAATAACCTGGGTTAAGCCACTGCGTGTATTTATCCCCTTTAAAAAGAAGACTGCCCATCTGGTCTATTTTATTGCCTGTGAATTCCACGACTTCGCCTTCGAAGAAATCATGCAGTTTGTGATTATGCGCCAGCACTTTTGCTTTGTCCCCCACCTTCGGCACCCGTGCCTGCACCAGTTCAATTTCATCAGCCCCGACGGCGGACTGTTCACCTTTTTCGTTTTTACACACATAGCCCATCTGTTCGTCGGTTTCGGTAATCGGGGGCAGGCTGTGAACCACTTCGACGATTTCGCCGGTGAAGAAAGTGTGGCCGTGTAAGGTTTTAAGGACGCGGACTTTATCGCCTTTTTTGAATTGTGCAGTCATTGGATAGTTATTTTACTATTGTATTAAACAAAATGTTTATTTAGCTTTGTTGCTGAACCGTACCTGCCAGGATTTCCTGATCAGGCAGTCCAGTAATCCCGCGAATTACCTGCAAGGCTGCGGCTTTGGTCAGGTTGTCGTCGTTTTCATCTATGTACCTGTAAACCGTACGGGTGGAAACGTCAAGTGCATCAGCCAGCTTTTCAATGCCGTCTGCCCCAGTTCCCTTAAGTGCCAGTATCGCTATGTCTGAAATTCTCATTTTTGTCGATTTTTGCTATATTTGACAATTACAGCACGAAGATAATTGTATTTATACCAGTTTTCCAAATAATTATGGTACTTTTTTGGTAAAACTACAAGATTTAGAAAATGTCTACTGATTTGGTCACTTTATTCGAAGAAATCAAAAACCGGGGGCGGCGTCGTGTCTGGTGCAACCGTGAACCACGGGCCACGCGCAAGGCCAACTGCTGCCACGCGAAAACGTGTGCTTTTTCCGTACAGCATCGGGCTCAAAAATTCAGTGTTCGACGTCGCGCCGCAAGACGCCCAGGCGCTGCCGTCGCTCGACTGCTCAATCTCGTAGCTGTTGGCCCACGGCGCGCCCGGCCACGACAAGACCATCAGGGTGAGGTTTTCGCGGGACGGGTAGGCAATCACACCGGTCACGACCGGGGCCGCGACGAATCCGGCGAGCTGGCTGGTCTGACGCACTGGCGTGATGATCCCAACGTCAGCGGTGTGGACGTTCGAATCCTCGTTGATGCACGTCACATCAAACCGGGTCAAGCTGCTGGGCTTGATCGACAGAATGCGCGCCGGCTGCGAGTAGGTGTCGGCCCAGCCGAATGCAAAGTGCGTGCGCTCGGCACCCTCCCCGGTGTAGACGGACAGCACATCAGACCCGCCCACCACCACGTCATTCGGCAATGCCCCGGCGGTCACAAGGTAGGGCCCCGCTGGGCTGCCGTCGCGGTTGCGCAGGGTGATGTAATGCGGCGATCCGGGCTTCCATACTGGCGTTTCTGCAAGGCTCAATGTGCGCGTGCCGCTGTTGTACGCTACCACGTCACCGCCCTGCCCCCAGCCCGGCATATCGTGCTGGATCGTCACCAGGTCGCCAAAGGACGGGATGCCACCCTCCATCTCGGTCGAGAAGTGGATCATCTTGCGCCGGTAGCGGTTTGTGGCGGCGATGTAGGTCGCCTCACGGAATGCCTGGGCGCGGCTGGTGACGCCGAACAAATCCACCTTCGCTGGCTTGGCCGAAGTGCTGCCGGGCAGGCTTGCCGAGACTGTGGCCGGAGCCCACGCCACGCCGTCGAAGTAGGAGGCCCGCACCGCGTCTGCCGTGTCCGAGGTCGGCATCAGGTAGTCCACCTTGAAGCTGCCTTTGGTGATGTTGCGCATCGAGAACATGGCCACGGGCACGGTGGCGGCCTGGTCGCGCATCACGCGCATCACACCGCCCTGCATATAGGGCTTGGCACGGCCTGCCTGCGCGATCTTGGTGGCGGCCTCCCAGAAGCTCAGGAAGTTGTCAAAGCGGGCGTCGAAGTAGTCCCCGCGCGCGGCCCATGTGGAATCCAGCGAAAGCAGCGCGGCCAGGTCTATCTGCGCGTCCGTCAGGCCCACCTGTTTGCAAGCGTAAGCCAGCGGCCACGCAATGGAGCGGGTCGCCGTGTTGGCCGACCAGGTGGAGCCATTCCAGACCGGTATCTTGCGGGTGCAGATCACATTGATCTTGCGGCTTGACTGCGCTGTGAGGCTGTTGCTGGCCTTGAGCTTCATTGCAATCAGCGTCACATCGCCAAAAGTGCGCGAGTCGGTCAGGTATGAGCGCAGGCCAGTCCAGAAAACATCATGGCCCACGCGGGTCGATGTGTCCTTTGTATCTGTGCGGTGCACGCGCACTTGGTAGCGGCCTGGTGTCACGGCATACCGAAAGCTCTTGCGCAGCGGCGTGGTAGTGCTGTTGTGGAACGATTCGCTGCCAAGCGTGACCCAGCCGCCAATGGGAGAGCCGACGGCATCAATGGCCTGGGCCTCTGCGACCATTGAGACGCCAAGCTCCAGCAGCCCGCCCTCGTCGTTTGCGTAGTAGAGGCCACGCGGCATCACGTAATCGATGCCGATGTAATTGGCGGTTGTGCCCGAAGCGCTGGCGACAAACGGCCCGTACACCGTGGCGTCCGACATGTCAAAGCCTGCAACCTCGGTGCTTGTGATGACCGCCGCGGGGAACAGGTCCAGCGCCTCGCCGGGTTGCACGATCTCGTACTCAATGTCTGAAAAGCTGCTGATCGGCGTGTCCTCGATGCGGACGGCCTCAATGTCGTACTGACCGCGCCCGATGCAAAGGAGCTGGTACAGGTACTGCTCATTGCCGGAGTATTCGGCGTAGGGCTGGGCTGCAAAGTCGGGGTAGGCCAGCATGCGCCCGAAATTCTCGGGGATGGCGCCATCCACGCGGGCACTGTTTCCCTGTGCTTGGAGGCTGTATGTCGG